GAGGTTGCCTGGATGCACAGGATCATCTGGGCAAGCCAGTAGCATATGGCATAAAGCGCCGGCTCAGACCGGCACTTCAGGTGACCGTCCGCGTTTGTGGGTCAGTCCGCTCGCGACCCATTCGGACATCCCGCGCTTCACGCCCAAAACCAACGAGGACCGCTATGACAACAGCCACGGTACCAACCACAATCGCTAGTGGCCAGCTCAAATCCTTGTGGAAATAGGTATCAGCCATATAACTCTGAATGGTGTTGTTTCCCGAGGCAATCAGGTTCCCGAGTTGGTAGGTCAGGCCGGGGAATGTGCCGCGCACCTCAGCCGGCGAAAGTTCGTTCAAGTGTGCCGGAACTACGCCCCATGCACCCTGCACGAACAGCTGAATCAAAAAGGCACCCACGCCAATATAGAGTGGATCTTGCGCAAATGCCCACAACGGAATGACAGGCAATGACAGCAGCGCCGCCGAGACGATGGCACGCCGGCGTCCTACGCGCTGTGACAGAGAGGCGAAAATCAGACCTCCAGACATCGCCGCCAGATTCATGAAGATCAGAATGGTTGTCACCGTGCCCGAGGGCAGCTTGTGTTCCACCGTTAAGAACGACTTGTACAGATCCTGCGTACCATGGCTGAAAAAGTTGAAGGCGGCCATCATCGCCACGGCATAAATGACCAGGCCCCAGTGACGTTTGATGACCTCGACAAAGCTTCCTTCGCGGGAGGCCGCGCCATGCTCAGTCCATTCAGGGCTCTCAGGCACATTGCGGCGGATGAAAAGGACCAGCACCGCCGGCAACACGCCGAGCATGAACATCCCCCGCCAGCCGACGTAATGGTAGGCCACCGCGTTCAGCAACGTTGCCAGCAGAAATCCGCTGGGATAGCCGGCCTGCAACAAGCCCGACACCATGCCGCGCCAACTTGCAGGCACGGTTTCCATTGTCAGTGAAGCCCCGACACCCCACTCTCCACCCATGGCAACGCCATAGAGCGCCCGAAGGATCAGAAACGTCGAAAGCGTCGGCGCGAAGCCCGAGGCGAACTCCAGGACCGAGTAGATCAGGACGTTGGCCATAAGCGTCGGCCTGCGTCCGAAGCGATCGGCAAGCCGGCCAAACAGGAAAGCGCCGATAGGCCGTGCCGCCAGCGTCAAAGTGAAGGCCCAGGTGACGACGGTGCGTGTCGTGTGGAACTCGCGGGCTACGTCATCCAGGGCAAAGGCCATGATGAAGTAGTCGAACGCGTCAAGCGTCCAACCCAGGTAGCAGGCCGCTACCACTTGCCGCTGTTGTGCCGTCCCCGACATGGCGTGCCCCTCGTTTTGGGCATTACCATTTCGGCATCCGCCCCTGCCGTCAATGGCGGCAGGGGCAGAAAGCCAGTCAGGCCGATTTGGCCGCGGCCTCATAGGCGACCAGAGCCGCGATTGCCGCATTCAGCGCCGCCTGGTTGCCCGCGCTCTGGGCGTTCGTCCACGTGATGAGCGCTGCCTGTGCGGCCGATAGCAGTTGGCTCATTTGCGCAACAGTCTTTTGGTTCGCACCAGGCTGGGCCGCATAAATAGCTTCTCCTGCGGCAGCCACGTTATAGGCGGAATTGAGGTCGGCCGCAGCCTGAGGCTGGCTCATCGCGCATCCAGCTAGTAGAAGAGCGGTGGTGCTGAAAACAATTATTGTCGATTTCATACTTTTTCCTCTCCAGGGTTGAACTTTGAAACAAGCGCACTTGCGAGTGCCACGGCACCGGCTCTGGCGCCGGTATTGTCGGGAAGGGCAATAGAGACGAGCGCACCTATCATGAGAGGTATCGCCTGAGCCCAGGTAAGCTGGTGCGAAAGCATGGCGGTGCAGGTGCCCAGTATCGTTGCAAAGCCCGCCACGCTCGTTGGCTCCCTTGCCCAGTGTCGTAGTTTTTGCATCTCTTCCTCCACGAAAGCGCTCTGCACGTTCGATATCCTTCACGCCTGAAACCTAGCGCCTGCTAGGGAACGGCAAGCATCGCCGGTGAAATCAGGCCAGCATTGACGGCGGCCTGATGCAGCGCGGCCGATGGGTGAACGCCGTCGGAAGATCCCTGACCAAGATCGGTCCGCCACTTTCCCTGGTTAACCTGATCAGAGACAATCCCATCGATGTCGATCAGTCCTGAGCACCCGACCGAACGCCAGTTACCTCGCAAATACGCATTATAGGCGGTGCGTTGAACTTCGATTGGCGACCCGGACTGCGCAGTTGTTCCGAAATATAGCTTGGTTGACGCGGGCAATGCGGCGGTCGTCGGTGTAGAAATGGTGATGGCCAACGTCGTGTTATTGACCGCCGTCACCGTTGTTCCGGCAGCAACCGCGCCGGCAGTGGATAGATTCAAACCGGCACTTTGGCCCGCAACCACGCCTGCAACCGTCGCCAGAATAATTTGAGTGGAACCGCTCGGAGTGATTGCCGTCCCGCTTAAGGCGACCGCGGAGGGGAAGCTCTGATTGGCTGCCGTTACCCATCCATCATTACTGTAGGTCGTCGGTGGTACGCTGAAGCACCAGGCACGCTTGCCTGCCATGACATAGCGGCCGACAATGGATTTTATCGTAACTTCCAGCTGTGACGCCGGAGTACTGAACTGCTCGATATCATTGCGGCCGTCCTCAAGAAAGACGTCGGTGATCCCGGTGTCGATTGCCAATGCGTACTGCCCGTCACCGTGCGCCAACAAGCCATTCGCCGTGGTTGATCCACGCGCGGCAGTAACGAAAGGCACATTGTTCTCCAGGCTGCGCTGGATATAGCCCTCCAGCCCGAGCCCATCCGGCAAATCGCCGGTTCCCGCCGCGATGCTGTCGCCAAGGATCAGTGCGGCGCCGGGAATCGACTGTCCTGGCGTGACCGTGACCTGCGCAAGGAGCGTGACAGGCCCCCAATAGCCTCCGCCTGTATTGGAAAGTCCTGCTGGCGACATCGTCAGATCGTTCAGGCTTGTTCCCCGATTGTCGAATTCAAGAAAACTAACGCCACCGACCGTTTCGGTCAGACGCGAGGAATAGGGCATATCCATGATCTGAAGCCCAGCCGACGACATAACGGCGGAGCTACGCACCATGAACCAGGACGAAGGTGGAAGCACGATCGAGACAGGGTCGGATGTGACCACATCGTGCCCAGGCTCGACGATAAAACTTCGCTTGCCTCCGAACTTGACCGGCACGAACAGCCCGGTGAACGTAAATGGCTGTCCGCTGGAAGTAGATGCGGTTGTGGGTGCACTTAACGTCACAATCGTCGTGTTCGGGGTATTGCCTGAGCCGGCTACAAAACTGTTGACGACGCCTGCCACATACGTCCCGTTCGCAATGCCCGCGCCGCTCGTCGAAATCACCTGCCCCACGCTGATGCCATTCGCCCCGAGCGCCGTGCCGGAGAATGTATTCAGCACTGTTGAGCCCGAGGGAACGCCGGGACCACTAAAGACCGTATTCGGATTGAGCGAAGGACCAAAGATCGCCGCCGTGCCGGTCGCGGTCACCGGCCGGTCAACCTCGCCCTGCTGAGGCATGTCGAATGCGGCGTAGACCAACTTCAGGGCTGTCACTGTTCCCCAGGACGGGGAGATGCACGCCTGTTGATCCATGATGGCCGTGTTGACGTTGTCATAGTAGGCCGCTGAGCCATTCACCCCTCGTCGCGAACAGAGCGGTACCCACACCTGCCGTCCACCCAACCACCGCAATGTTCGTTGTGGCACGGTTGTGGAAGCGAGGGCCGAGTGCATTCCCACGATCGCAAGGCCGCAAAAAACCGCCCGGGTGAGGCACCCAATGGTTCCTACCATGAGCACTAGCCCTCCCATGCCGACACAGTGGCGGCGATCGGCGCATAAATCGTGACCGAGCTGCGCGTGACGTATGGACCGCTCTCGTACAGCGTCCCCGCGCTCAATTGCACGCAGTCAGCGCCATTCGGCGCCGCTATCCCGCCGAGGAAATTGACCCACAACGAGCCGCCAGCAGGTGCCTGGAACGCCAAGGACCGCCGCGTTGGGTTAGGTGGGAACAACTGAGTGCTCTGGGTTGCCGGAACCGCGGCTGACCTGGACACCAGGTTTCCGCTAGCGGGAACTGCGCTTATGCCAGTGGTAAGGGTCACGAACATACCCTTCAGGAGCGCAACCGTTGAACCGGCGCCGGCAGTATACGCACTATCCTGGGGCGTCCCCGCGGCTATGGCTATCGCCTGTTCTGACTGGATCTGCGTGGCCTGATTAGTAGAGTTCGCCAAAGGCGTTGGGCCAGCAATATAGACCGGCTGCGATGACGTGCCACAAGGTACAGCCACATTCCCTTGCCCCAAGCAGTGCAGGGCGACGGCGGGCGCACGATTAAGTCCGTCACTCGTCACGAACGAGTTGCCCGTCTGCGCAACCGCAGAATCACAGAGGCCAACAACCAGAATGCTCAAATAGAGTACACGCATCATTGTTGCCCTTCATTATTAAGTTGTAGAGGAACACCACGCGCGAATGATCGCAGCGCTACTGCTTGAGGTAATGCTGCTCGACAATCCAGCGATAGAGCGGCTCCGCCAGCCACATCGCAACACTTCCCAGGACGCCCAACCCGAGAACAAGGCCTGCGAACCGCGACCTCAGAGCGACAATCTCTGACACGGGCGCGCGCAGTTCCTGGACGACCCTTAGCAGCTCGTCGACTGATCGGGCATTCGCAGACGCACCGTTGCGAAGGCTCTCGAGATCGTGCTGCATGACGCAGATGACGCAGTCCAACTTCTCGTCCACATCACGCTGATCTTGCCTCAAGGTCTGCATGTCCGAGCGCATCAGATCATGCAGCTTCTCAGCCTGCGCGTGCCGAATCTCGATTGTTTCAGCCAACGCACGCAGACCCTGGAGAACTTCGCCAACCTGCTGATATAGAGGATTTAAATCGAAGTTCATCAGGATCATCCCGCCGCTCATGCGATGTTTAGCACACCACCATTATTCCAAATCTGATTGGATCCAACCTGGGGCTTGCTCGTGGGCAGACCTGGTGCAAACAGCCCGCTTGACGGAGAAAGCCAAAGAGCGCCTCTTGGTTGAATGCCAATACCGCCTGAATTTGTAGTGATTTGGCTCAAGTTACCCGATGTTGCGTTCTGCATCACGATCCAGTTTGTCGCGCCTGCGATGTTCATCAATGTCAGGAGGTTGCCGCTACCTCCGGAACCCCCGGCGGCATTGATAAAAAGTGCGCCACCCTTGGTCTGAATAACGCCGTTTACGGTGCCGTCAGTGCCATCAAAAATGATCGTCGGTGGATTGCCGCTGGTGACAGCCTGGGTCCGGATATAGTTCTTCGCACCCGGTGCGGAATTGATGCGAAAGAGAGGGGACCCGTCTATGGCTGCGAAGACATGGTCCTTCGTATTTGCTATTCCCGCCGGCACAGAAGCCGTCGCAGGGGCTTGAAAACTCACAAGATTTCCGCTTCCGGCCGCAGAATTGTCGATGAATGCTGTGGCAATGGGGACGTTGTTCGGGTTCAGTCCGAACGTCGTGAGCCCAACGGTTGCATTGACATTGCCAATGTTGAGAATGGTAGCCATGTCTTGGAAATTACTTCCTCCCACGACATTGCCGGAGGAATTGAACGTGCTCTGGAAGCGGATCGCGGTATCCTGGTTGTTGCCTCCATTTGGTCCACCAATAAAATTGCATGCCATGATATAGAAGCTGGAGCAATTTGTCAGATCGAACAGGATCTGCCCGGTGTTCGGTCCGCCATTACGCGTGATATCCAAGCCCACGAAGTAGCCGCCGCCAACGTTGGACGCCTGTACGGTTCCGAGATTGCAGTTCACCTCTCCATTGGCAACCCACAGTCCAAGCAGGACCAGCTTGGTCGGCGTATACCCGCGAAACTTGGTGATATCGGTCTGTCTGAACAGGTAGTCCATGCCAACGATCAACGGGTTGGTAAAGTATATTCCCTCGCAGTAGTCACTCTGCAAGACGGCCGTATCTCCATAATATGCCTGAAGTCCGGTAATCCGGGTGTCAATCGAACCGCTCAACTCGATGATTGCCGAGCTTGTTGCACCCGCGGACGCTGGCGCACCAAACCAGCTCACATTGTTAACTTGTGTGCTCCAGCAATTTATGAGTATGAACCCACGCAGGAAGGTTTGCGGAAACGGGGGGTTTCCATTGTTCGAATTCGGATAGCCGAAGCACTCAATGTCCGTTATAAAGCTAGTAACGTACCCGAAGGACTGCTGAAGCGGAAAAGTCAATCGGGCAACAGCTTCCGTCTGACCGGATTGGTTCTCTGCGAGAGCGGAGAAGTCGCGGAGCACCACGCGATTTGTGGATGAGCTTTGAGATATGTCGAAACCAATGCCCGTGTGCGTGAAGTGCAGCCGGGTAATCGCCTTACCGGCGCCACGAATTGTCAAGGCCTTCCCCGGCCAAACCAGGCTGCTCGCGAGCTGATAATCTCCAGCAGGAATGAAAATCTCTCCACCGCTCTGGCTTACTGCCGCGAAGGCGGCATTGAATGCGGCCGTGCAGTCCCCGCCGCCAGGAACAGCCCCGAAGTCGACCACGTTGATCGTGTCGAGGGTCATCTGCTGAAGCGTGCGGGATGGCGCGCTCGCCGTCACCTGTACCTGTCCCAACGTCACAGGGCCGGCGACGGGATTGGTGATTTGACCCTGCGCGTTCAGACCGACAAAACCGCCCGCAGGGATCTCCGCTTCCAGTGCCGCAAGGCTGGCTTCCGTAGTACTCAGGCCTGACGTAAGCGAAGCAAGTTCCGCGGTCACCCCGGGGTCTGTAATCGATGAAATAACCCCCGACCCATTGATAGCAATATTCGTCCCGGCGGTGAAGAGGCCGCGTAACAACGGTAGCGGCAGGCGTGAGGGTACGCCTGACGAATTGACGATGACCTGATCGTTCAAATTGATGGCGTTTTCCAGCACATAGTTCGCCTGATCGGTGCCGTTGGCGGTCAGACTGCCCTGCGCAATGACCAGGCCAATCCCAACTGATACCGGCTCAGGTCCTCCAGGACCCAGCGAAACGCGACCCAGCAGGGAGCCGCTGGGTAACTCAATGGCGGCTTGGGTTCCGGTCAGAACTTCGGCCACGGTCAACGAACGCGTGATGCCGTTCTGGCTGACGGGAATTTCGTCTCCCGGGTCGGCCATCTGTCCCGGTGGAAGCTGCGGAATGGTCGGCATCGAAGGCCCCCATCAAAAATCGAGTAAGTTGGCTCAGGCGATCGCCGTCCAGCCGCTGGCATCGGTACTGGTCTGTTTGACCCAAAACGTATTGCCGGGACCACCGTTGAGGTTGCGGAAGTCCGAACCGGGAGGCGCTGCAATCATGCCGAGCGGAGACCCTCGCCCGACCGAAGAAGTGCAGCCGTTTGCTTCCGCCGAACTGGCAATGCACAAAGAGCCGCCGCTCCCGGGCTTCAGAACGAGATTGCCGCCACCAACGCTTTGCAGCACGGCGCCCCCATCCCCCGTCGGCGCAAGGTAGTCGATTGGGGGAAATCCCACAGCGCGCCATCCGCCGAATACACCTTCGAGGTCCGCGGCACCAAAGGCGGGAATAGTGGAGGCAAACCCTGTCCAGCTCTGCTGTGCTGGCGTGGCGCCGCTGACCGCAAACTGCACCTGGCAATTACAGCTCAACCGCAACCGCTTGCCATCCGGTACCGGCAGCCCGGCAAAAGCTACCGCTGCAGCCCCGCTTCCGTCACCGGTGATAGTGACCTGCACCGAACTCCCGATGGTGCCATAACCGGAACCAGGATTTGTTACAACGACCCAGACAACTTGCCCACCACTTACAATGGCATTTGCGGCGGCACCATTGCCTAGGCCAGCAATGGTAACTAGCGCCTGGGTGTACAGGCTCCCGCCGGACACAACCTTTATGAACGCGATCTGACCGAGCGTGTCGGCCTGATGAGCTGTCATGATCGACTGCACCGTCTGCGGCGCACTCGTGACGAGGACCTCCTCAGCAATATCGGGTAGAACAAGCGCTTGCAGCCCCGCCACAACATTGGTCTGAACCGCAAAGCGCGCCTGATTGTTCCAGCGATTGCCGCGCACAACCGCCGCGTCGGTATGCAGCCACAATGCCTGATCGACCGTGGCACTTCCCCAACCATTGATGTCGTTGTCAACGACAGCTGCGCCTTGCGTGGCGTCCGACACGCGGATGCCGCCTCCTTGAGGCGTCGTAAAGCCGATCCAGTTTCCGGCGATCGTAACCGGTCCGGTCGGCGTAGCGGAAAGCGCCGGCTCGATGGCACTGACGACAACAGCCCACGAATTTGTAAGCAACACGTTGCCGCTCACGTGAACATTCTGACCGCCGCCGATCGCAATTCCCGTCGTGCATCCCGTGACATGATTGTTGGAGACGGAAATCCCCCAGCACCCGCGCGCATCGACACCATAACCGCCGCCGGAAACAATATTACCGCTGAGTCGCGACGAGCCAATTCGCGCGAGGATCCCACCGCCCGGCGTCATCACGCCATTGCCTTGCGCCGTATTGCCGGACAGCATCGCACCCCTCGCTGCCACCGCCAAACCCCAAGCGCCATTGTCGTTGCAGATATTGTCACTCACCACGCAAGTGGGTCCAATGCTCAGGGCCGCGGACCCTGCAATCCAGTTCCCGATGCTGATCCCGATGCCGTTTCCAATACTGGTGCTACCGCGAATTGCGCAGGCAACGGTGGCCTCTACACGAAACCCACAACCGAAATTACTGTTGGCCTCGCACGCCGTCACGTCCACGCTACCCGGGCCGCTCGCATAAAGGCCATGCAAGGCGTTACCATCGAAACCGCACGCGTTTGCGCGGCACCATGACCCTGCTGCGCCGCCGACACTCAGGCCCGACCCCTGTGAGGGACCGGTGGCGTTGTTGAAATGGCATTCGGAGACCAATAGCGTCGTGCAGGATGTCGCAATGGAAACCGCAGGCATGTCCGCGCCAGCCAACGCGCCGGCGTCAAAGGTGATGCCGGAAGCCACAAAGGACGCGGCTGAAACATTTATCCACGTAGCGGACGATATGAGTTGAGTGCGGCGGATCACAGTTGCCCCGGCAACGCCGACCATGGCCGGAGTTCCGGTGACGGTCAGCGGCCCATTTACCACGTAGACACGGCCGTTCAATCTCAGAGGGCGCCCCGTCGCAAGCGCCGTGTTGAACGCGAGCGTGTCATCCGTGCTGCCGTCCCCAACGGCACCAAAGCTTTCAACGTTGACCGCATCAGCGAGACAATCGGCCAGTCTCCGAGCAATCTGCGTACCAGTGGCGACGGCGGAAAGGTTGGATGCGTTGATGCCGCCAACCTGACTGAGACCACTCATGAACGCGGCGTAGGGCACTGCCGTGTTTTGACTGCCCTGCCCCAGGGGCACCTGGTCTCCCGGCGCGGGTATCGATCCCGCCGGCAAGTCGTCTATAACAAAGGGTGCCGGTGCGCTTATCGTGGCGTTGTCTATCGCCAGATTTGCGCCGATTGTGATCGCCTCTGGCGAACCTACGCCTGCGCTCAGTCGCCCCAGCAGCATGTTGGATGGGATAGCCAGCGCCGGTTGAACGCCAGCAAGCAGTTGTGCCCGTGTTGCCTTGCGCGCAACACCTGATTGCGACACCATGAGTTCGTCGCTGTCACTCGCCGAATAGGCTTGCTGCAGAGCATCAATGGTGGGCACACGCGCCTCCTGGCATCAGGACGTCACGATAATCGGTGAGTCGTTTTGATCGGTGATGGCGTTACCCAGCTGGTCGGTCAGATCATCCTGCGCGCCAGGTGAATTGGACAGGGTAACCACGGGCAAATTGATCGTTCGTGAAATCACCCGTCCACTATTCGTGCCTATGACGACGGTCACCTGATAGACAGTGCCCGCGATGCCTGCGGAAAACCACATGATAGCCAGATCGCCATCTGCACTCGATGAATTGAGCACAAGGTCGCCGGGATTGTTTGGCAGAATGGAAATATCGAGATCCGCGATCGCATCGCCTTCATTTCCGGCGATGGCTTCCGAGATGTCCAAGCTGAAGTCCAGAGTATCGGACGGGTCCTTGGGTGGCCAGGAAAGTGGCAACTGGGGACAGGGAAATGTGCCGCGCGGGGCAAAGCAAAATCCATCCAGGACGAGCACCCGAGCCGTGGATGGAATCCACGAGTAATTAACTTGAGTTCCCATCTAATCCTCCCGTTTCACCTGCGTGCGATCGGTCCGCTCACCACTCAACAAGGACCAATCCGGGACCGCCCTCGCCACCCAAACCATTGCCCACGCCACCACCGCCGCCAGCGCCCGGCAGCGTGGATGCGTGTCCGTCGGTGGCGCTACTCGCCGATGCTACGACGGGTTCGGCACCTCCGCCGGCATAGGCCGAGCCGCCGCGCCCACTGACCCAATTCGTTCCAGCCTCAAATGCCGTACCGCCAATTTGGCCAGGAACGATCGATCCGCCGCCCGTCGCAGTCCCACCCGCACCGCCTGCACCGCCAGTGCCGCTGCTGCCATTTGCACCCGCTGTGCCGCCCGTTGCGGTCGCAAGACCAGCAAACCCTGAACCGCCGCCTGGCGTGCCTGCCCCAACTCCACCATTGCCTACGGTGACGAAGTACGCTTGTCCCGACGTCACGCCATGGAAGCCTTCGCAGTAGCCGCCGCCGCCGCCGCCGCCGCCGGCGCCAGAAAAGCCTGAGCCACCTGCACCTCCGCCTGCCCACACGCGCAGTTTCACGGTGGTGATACCGGGTGGAACACTCCAATTGCCCTGGGATGTCGGCGTGAAGACCGCCAGATTCCGCGTGCCAGGCGTCTGCTGGGGCAGCTTAGTCGCGATGAACGGAGCTTGTGGCAGTGCAACGATGTTGCCGCCCGTGATGCTTGTCTGACCAGTGGTAACGGTTATGACGTACAGACCGGCCCAACCGGAATCGACGGACGGCGTCTGCTGCGTTCCCGCACCACCAGGCGCCCCTGCTTTAACCTGAACCTGTACCTGCTGCAGCCGCTGGGTGTTCTGCGGCATGCCCGAGTTGTTCGGACCGCTATAGGGCTGCGCAGGATTGGATGCGTTGTAATAGGGCAGAACGACGGGCGTTGCGTCCTGTTCCAGGAGCGTGGCCTCAATGAGATAATTGATCGCTTGGCCGGACCCGGTTGGCGCGGAAAGGGCGAAATTCATGCTGCCCAAGTTCACGCCCAGCCGCAGCAGCGGCTCTGTCGGCTCAGCCGGCAAGGAGCCGAATGGCAGTGTGTCCACAACCCCGAATTGCGTTATGCTCCCCGGACCCACTGTCACGTTCATCGACGCCGGCAACGTCGGCACGCAGGCCAGCCCGTCGGCAATCGTGTCGCTACCCAGCACGGCCTGCGCGAGGTAGCCGATGGCAACCATAACGCTGCGTTCCAAATTCAGTATGTCGGTATCCAGCGGAATTCCACCGGGATAGACAATCTGCCTGTCCACGTTGCCACCTTTCAGATCGAGTAAACCGCGTCCACGAAATGCGGGTGATTTAATTTGTCAGGCGCATCCAGGCCGTCGTCGCAGCAGGAAGTAGCGGCGGCACAGACGCCACGATGACACTATCGGGAAGACTGGCACTTTCCATGATCAGGCTGCCATAGACGGGAAACCCGCCAGTCCCATAACCTGCAAGCTCCGCTATTCCACCGCCGCTTGGACGGAAGACGGTGAGAAAGAATTGAAAGGGCAGAGACAGGTTGCCCCAACCACCGCCTTGTCCATAGCCCACACCGCCGATCGTATACCCACCGGTATCGGCCGTTCGCGCAGGTTCGAAAATGACAGGGCTTCTTCCCGTCAGTTGCAGCAAGGCGAGGCTCAACGCTTCGCGCGTGGCTCTTGGCCGCAGGATAGCATCCGTGAGACGAACCCGGTATCCGGCGTCCTGCTCGTCAGGAAGACGCACCATGGTGCCGCCAAAGAAGTCCGCACCGATCAGGTCCAGGAAGTTACCGGACGCGGTCGCGATCCGAGCCTGCAAAATGACCGACTGAAGCAGAGACCAGAATGATGAGAATGCAGTGCCAATAGATTGCAGCACGCTATCAAGCACTGGCGTGGTGTCTGCCTCGCCAAACCACCCGTTCGGCAGGATGGCGCGGAGCCGCCCTGCCATGTCACCCGTGTCCCCCAGCATGTCAGGTCACCACGACGCTGGTCGGCAATATCACGGCCGTCTGCGATGCGACCAGATCGCTCGCGACACCATTGATCAAAGTGCTCGTGACACTGACAACGCTAGGATCCGTGGCATGCGCAATGGCATCCAGCTTTGAGACGGCCAACGTTCCCGCGATCGGCAGCGCCTGGATCCAGGCCACGATTGCCTGTTGCACGCGCGCCGCGATGGCGGCGTGGGTCAGCGAATTGGATGTCTCCAGTGCAACCACCACCGACGCAGTCGATATCGCCGGACCCTGCACAGCAAATATCGATCCAATAGGCCTTACTGCATCTACAGCGGCCTGAATTGAAGCCAATAGAGCCGTTCCAGGCATTCCAGTGCCATTATCAGCAATGACCAGGAAGCTGCCGGGCAGGGGCCTGAGCGTCGCATCAACATTTTCCACTATTGTCGTTCGTAGCCCTTGTTGTACGGAGAAGATCGCATTCAGGACCGCCCCCGGCGTCGCCAGTGACCGGCTATTGATATAGAGCTGAAACCTCGCCCTGAAGCTGGAGTCGGATTCGGCACTCAATCCGCCCGAGAACGCCAGCGCATTAGTTACTGTGTCAATGCCCGCAATCGGCGAGCCAAGAAGCGTGATCGTGCTCACTTGAACGTTGCCCGTGGGACCGGCGAGGGTGCACTGAGCCGGCACCGTCACACTTGTCTCCAGGGCAGTCAGCGTATACCCACCCGCACCGTTCCAGGCGGAATTACTATCATCCTCCAAGACCACAAAGCTGCTCGAACCATCTTCTGTCATGGCCATGCATCCGACCGGAATGATGGCGCCCACACCAACGCTATAGCGCGAAAACGTCAACGCCCCGGATGCTTGTGCGCCGGGCAACCGCGCAAAGGTGTAGTCAGCCATCCAGCTATCGAGATCGGCGCCTACGCTCGTTGCTGCCCTGGTCAATGTCAGGACCTGAAGCACCAGCCATTGCAGCCAGAGCGCCACCGACGCGCTCGCTTCCAGCATAGCCCTGAGCACGCTGCCAACAGTCAGGTCGATGAGCTGCATCGACGAACCTTGCAGGCCTGCCGCCATCTGCTCCATCAGCCCTGAAAACGTCATGACAGGGAGCTGCATCTCAATAATCCAAAGAGAATGTCAAAGTTTGGGTCGCCAGTGACTGTGCGTCGGAATATGTAATATTCGCATAGACGCTCCCATCGGGGAGCGCGTTTGCCGCGACGTTGGGCTCTGGCCTGTGTGCGACTGCCGCCTCGGTATAGAGTTGAGCTCTGATCGTTCCTTCAATGGTGCGCGCGTTCACGACGCCACCGACAAATCGCCCCAGACCGCCGCCATAATCGGGATGCCATGTATAGTCGTTTGCGTTGGTCAGCAGCCGGCGCAGAACGCGTTGTTGCCCCAAAGAATCGCCTTCTGAAATGGCCAGGTCACCGGTTGGTGAGCACGTCAGATCGCCGCCCCAATACAGAGTTGCATCGGCCAAGGAACACCTCTCCTAATCCGTCGGCATCGCCGGGTCACTGCTCGGCGGATGGACGTGTTCGTTGTAGTGCGCGCGGAATTGCGCAACCGATCCGTGCGAATCGTAGACGTTGCCATTTACGTGCAGGTCGCCGGTATGGGTCCAAGTCGCGGACTGGCTTTCTATCGACCCATCATTGTGCAATTTCAGGAAGCTGCCTGTCCGGTGCAACAACCACAACTCGCCGGGCGGAGCGTTCGGCGGCGGCGCGGCATTGGACCACAATCTTCCAACAATCACGCCCTGTTCGGCATCGCCCTCTTGCCATATCACCACGACCTGATCGCCGGGTGAAGGCGCGCAGGCCATACCCCAGCCACCGCCCACCCAAGGTGCGGCAATGGGAAGCCAGCCGGAAAGCACGCCCTCGGGTTGCACCGTTACACGGGCGGTAAACGTCACCGCGTCCACGGATGTGACGATGGCGATACGCGGGTGGGCCCAACTCTGATCCAGCTGTGCAGCCTGGCCACGCAGGATATTCAGAAAGCTGTCCAAGGCAAACTCCTCGCCTCGATCGACTGTGTAAAGCCCTGCGCAAAGGAGAGGCGCCGTTCAACGGCGCAAATAACATAGAGGCCGTCAAAGTCGGTCCCGGTGGCGGCCAAACTCATGATCATTCGTGGCGCCGTTACTATGTCGCCGGGAAGCTCGATAAACACCGTTCGCTCGTGAGCCGAAATCTGGCCAACAAGCCGATCGGCCAACATTTGTGCTTCATCGACCGATAGATTTGGCCGGATGATTGTTCTGGTAACACTGCTAGAATCATTCGCCGCGCTGCTCGCCATTTGTCTGACGGCCGTCTGTGTGAGTGAATCCCAACTCTTGACCGTGACCGTGACGCCGGAGGCAATATCCAAGGCATGATGCATATTCAAACTGATGCAGTCACCGGGCGAGATGACGAGCGAGGGCGTAGTCTGGTCCATGGGTTGGAAGTTCAGTGTCTGACCGCTGACCCATAAATCGTAGCCCTCAAGTTGGGCGATCCAACAGAGCAGATCCCACTCCGTCGTTGCGCGCGCGTGCTGCGGCAGGGCAGTCCTGGTTCGGCTTGTCTGATAATAGCGGCCGATCAGCGTGTCGGTCGGTGCGACGGCAGCCGAGAATCCTCTCCTCTCCGCAAGCAAGATGGCAATATCGCTCGACGTCTGGTTTTCGAAGCTTTCCTCGACCTGTGCCGCCACGAACCGTGACGTGAGATCGCGCCCAGATAGAAGCAGCTCCCCCCGAATGGGATCCATTGAAACGGCGTCGACCGTGCCTGTTATCAGACTAGCCCACTCTCCATCCACGCTCGCGCGGATCTCGACCAGCTGTGAAGGGTCAGACCATTGTCCGGCGCCTGCAGCCGCCAGAGCGGCGCGAACACTGAACCGGTCGGCCGAAAGGAAGCTGTTGGATTGAACCTCGATCTCAAAAACCCCGGCGACCGCCGCACCGTCCGCCAGCACCAACGGCAATGCCTGGCGCGCATTACTGACCGCCAAGGCCGGCCCCGTCTCCCTGCGCAGGGACAAGCAAGCTGACCACGCCGTTCAACCAGGGATCAGCGATGCCGTTCAACGTCGCGATTTCGCTCCAGCGCGAAGCATCGCCAAGGCTGCGGCAAGCAATATCAAACAGTGTACCCCCGCAGACGGTAAGTGTCTGCATCAGCTCGCTCCATCAACGAAATTGGTTGTTGCACGCCCGACATAGCCGGCCGCCGATGTCAAATTGGCCAGGTCACCGGCGGAACCTGCGAGACTCACCAGGTCGGTCGCGCCCATACCGGCCTCGGCCACCACAATCGCACGGCTAATTCCCGTTCCCGCAGCATTCAGCGCGCGGACGGCATTGGCAAATGCCTGACCGCCGGCGATCGTGGCGCCCGGTAGACTCACGAGCGCGAGCGCAGTAGCGACACCGGGCGCGAACGCCACAAGGCCAAGGTCATCCAGCACATCGCTCAGGATGTTGGTGACGGCTGCCAGCAGGCTCGGCATCTGTGTGCCAATGACGACGGTGCATGCAAGCCGATACGGAACCCACCAGCTGTTGCGGAACTCCAAAGTCAAATCAGACACAATCACCGTGGCGCTAAAGACGTCCCACGCGAGCGGAACGGCGATACCGCCTACCCGCATAGCATCCAGGGCACGGGCGCGGTCCGTCGCATCACTGCCGGAAAGAATACCTTGCCAAGAAATCTCGTGATCGTCCTGCCCCATGGCATCGACAACGCGCGTTCCCCCCGGCAATTTGTGCACGGCCAGGGCCTGTTTACCACCGAAGCTAATTCCCCCGGAGACTTCGAAGCCATCCAACAGCACGCTACCAAGGAGTAATCCCATACTCACCCCCCGATCATGGCCCCTGTCGGAAACACCCCTCGGCGAAGATCAAACCCCGCTCCGCCGCTGGCCGGCCGGCTCGCCTGCGCGGACAGCGTACGCGCCATCCATCGTCCCAACAGCGTTCCGTCCAGATAAACGTCGCCCTCCGTCGGTCCAGGGCCCGAATCTGTCGCGCCGCTCGGCGCCGATGATTGTGTCGCGCCGGCCTCCTGGCTCGTGGTCGCGCCGCTCTGCGCAAATGGTGGGGTTGAACCCTGATGATCTTGCGCCCGTTCGAACGGCGCGGTGGCATTCGGCGCACGCGCAATGTCTAAGCGCCGATGCGTAACAGGCTCGGCCGCGATATGCGCCAGAGCTGCACGCGTCATCGACCGGGCGGATTGTTGCCCCATGCGCACCTGTGCAGGCTTTGCAGCCTCGCCGGCCTGGGCCGTAACAGAGAATACCTTCGCGCCGGCGAGAGGTGGCTGCCGGTCTATTTCGCTGCGCCCACCATATGTCGGGCCGGAGACGCCACGCGTCTGCCCCAATAGACGTGACGTCTTATTCCCAGGCGTTTGACGTAACGGCTCGTCATAGTCCGCAAGCGGGGGGGCCAACTTCGCAACGGGTGGTGCGGCTTGCGTCGTTCTCAACGAAGGTCCCAG